CATCGGTCTCCTTCTTTCTTGCCATAATCCGGGTGGTATTTGCCTTCTTGGACATCCATTATTAAGGCGATCCACTCTGGATTCTGATCGTCTGTGGCCAACTTGACGAGTTCGCGCACGGTCTCGGCAACGGCCGTCTTGACGCGGCGGGCGCATTCTCCCTCGCTGATACCTGCCCGGATTTGCATCTCGACTCCCATCGATAAAAAAAGTGGCCCCTCGCATTACACGAGGGGCCACTTTGGCGGAAAAGTGATGTCTGAGAACAAAGTTAGAGTAGGTATACGTAGGTGCTCTGCCATTGAGCTACACCAGAGATACCTCTGGCCCCAGGATTCGAACCCGAAACAACCCGCATAGGAGGCGAAGTAACCCACTCAGTCACACCAGACATCAAGCGCTTTGGTGACCCCTGAGAACTAGGTAGATCCGGTTGTTGTTATCAAGAGCGGGACTTGAACCCGCACCTATTCCTCCGAAGGGAATTGCTCACCATTGAGCTATTTTGAAGTAACCGAATCAATCACACCAGGGGTCACTTTAAAGTTGTCAAAGTTTAGGAACCCTGAGAACAAAATGAGTCAGCTTGCGATTCGCATTAGCAGTGTGAAGTAAGCCGACTCAGCGCACCAGGGTTCTTGTTACTGGATCCAACACTAACGGGCATGTATGAGCGACGCAACCCCATTTCCTAAATGTCCGAAAAGTCCTATTTCTACCAGGGGACGGGGATCGGGTCTGGTGTCGGATACGGGGGCCTAGGTGTCGTGGGGCGCGGGGGCTGTCCAACTCCAGCCGCCGGTCGGATGGGCTGAGGGTATGTCGGGGGCACGGGCCTTGGGGGCACGGGCCTTGGGAGCGGCGGGAGTGAGGGCTTCGGGCGATGTTTCAGCACGGGTGAGATCATCTTTCTCCTCATTTCATCGTTTTCCGATCACGTGCAAACGAAACCTTACCCCTATATCCCTGTCGAATGCCAGCGGGGAGAAGACGCAACGGCCCCTTGGGGCGAGATTCAAAATTCTTCCGCCTTGAGCCTGGTACTTGTATGGTTTCCATGATATATGCACTAAGATCACCCATGTGGCTATCCTCTGGTTTGCGGTGTTCGGGCTGGCCTGCGCCCGATTTACACACCTCATCCGCGCCGACAAGATCACTGAGCGTTTTCGTCAACGCTGGGTAAGGCGCTTCGGCGGAGAGTCCCTACGGAGCTACATGATCGTTTGTGCGTGGTGTTTGAGTATCTGGTTCGCGCCTTTCTTCGCCGCAGGCTTCTTGCTCTCCATCCACGCCTCTGGCTGGCAATGGCTCCTTGTCGTGCCGATCTCACTGGCTTACTCGCACCTGGTCGGCCTGCTGGCTGGCGTCGAAGGGGATTAATTCATGGCCGCACGACGCAAGCCAGCCGTAGATGTCATCGACCCTGCGGACGACGTGCCTTTCGCGCTGACAGCATCTGCGCTAAGAATGAATTTCGACGACGCCAGTTATACGAATTATCGCTTCCGCGACGAGACGTGGCAGCGAGAACTATGGCGATTTTACGACATAATTCCAGAGCTGCGATTCGCGGCGTCATGGATTGGTAGCGCCTGCAGCAAGGTGGAAATTTTTGTTGCAGAGGTCGACCGGCTAGGACGAGTGCAAGGGCGCGCGACGAAACCTAACGTGGCAGCCCTGTCGGACACCCTGCTTGGTGGTCCGGCCGCTAAAGCCGAAGCCATTAGAATGGCTGCGATCAACCTGACAGTCGCCGGTGAATGCTACATTCTCGGCAAGCCCTCCGAGAAGCCCGGCGACAAAGATAAATGGTTCATCCTTTCCAGCTCCGAGATCCGGCGCGTGAAAGGCGGAATGGTTTTCTGGGGAGATAAGCAGTATTACCAGGAGATTTTAGACCTGACCAAAAGCATGGTCACCCGAGTCTGGACTCCGCATCCCCAGCGGGTTTGGTGCTCGGATTCGCCAGCACGAGCATGTCAGGCGATCCTGCGTGAACTTGAGCAATTGACCAAGTTCGTTTTCGCTCAGATTGATTCGCGTCTTGCCGGCGCAGGAATGTTGATCATTCCCAATAATCTGGACTTCCCTGCCCAGGATGGTGTTACTACGGCGGGCGAAAGCCTCATGATGCGCCTCGCCCAGGCCATGGCAGCCTCCCTCAAAGGTGACGGCACCGCGATGGCTCTCGTGCCTCTGATCGTTGAGGCGGCGCCCGAGGATATTGAACGATCCTTCAAGCTGATTACGTTCGCCTCCGAGTTGTCCAAGCAGGCAGTCGAACTGCGGGACGAGGCCATCCGGCGCCTATCCCTCGGCTTGGACATTGCACCTGAGATTCTGACCGGCCAGGGCGACATGAACCACTGGTCATCCTGGTTTGTCGATGAGGCAACAGTTAAGCTGCACGTCGAGCCGTTGATGAACCGGCTCTGTGACGCTTTGACTGACGCCTACCTGAAGCCCGCCCTGAAGATCATGGGGCTTGATCCGCAGCGATACGTATACAGCTTCGACACAAGTCCGCTCACTATTCGTCCCCAGCGCCTACAGGACGCACTCAACTTGTTTGAGAAGGGTGCTATCGGCTTCGAGGCGTTGAGGGTGGCTGGTTACTTCAAGGAATCAGACGCGCCATCCGCAGAAGATCTCGCTACAGCATTTGCTAAAGACTTGATGCTGCGTGACCCGAACTTGGCCCAGCAGCCAGGATGGCGTCACCTCGCAGGGATCACGGACGAAATGTTGCCCGCCGATTCGCTGACCGCCCCTGTTCCTGGCGGCGTCGGTGGCGGTAGCAGCATGAGCATAGGCTCGGGTGGTGGTTCCGGGCCGCCTCCTCCTCCGGAGCCACCACTCGGCATCCAGAATGCCGGCATTTCCCCAGTCCCCGAGGGTGGCATGTCCCCACCTCCGTCCTCGGTGGGTGACGGAGGAATGCCAGGGTTTGGTTCCGGCGCCCCGCAGGGAATCCAGTCCTCCGCCGCTGTGATTGGTGCTCAGGATCTGGGTGTGATTGTCGCCGCGCATGCTGTGGTCCTGCGCGGCCTGGAGTTGGCAGGAAACAAGCTACGCACCCGCTCAACCTACTCTCAGTATCCAGATTTAGATAAGCATCAGGTGCACACTGTCATCCGTGCTCGCGATCGACTCCACGCCGCTTCTCTGCTTGAAGGGGCGTGGTCCCACCTTCCGAGCCTTCTCGGTCAATTCGCATCTGATGTCAGCGCGATGGATCTTCGACAGTCGCTGACTCGTTACTGCTCAGTCCTATTGTGTGAGGGCATCGAGCATGATCCAGTTGCGCTGATTCGTCTCCTTCAGCAGGACGGCCATATCAGTGACCAGTGATAAAGAGTCTGCGGAGAATGTTGTCTACCGGGCAGCCAGGTCAGGGCTGACCCGCTGGCTGCAGCGTGCGAAGTCTGTCGTCATGATGCCGTTCAACCAGTTCCGGGCGCAGCCAGATCCGAACGGGATTCTGTCAGTGCAGCCCGCCTGGCAGGCAGAAGTTGATCGCATCGTCGCATCCCTTACACCAGCTTTGAAGGAAGGCTGGGGTGCCGCTCATCTGCCAGGGGATTACGATCCGCAGGATCCGTTCATCAAGGCAAACCTCGCACTGACTCGCAATCTTCTCGTCCGCATCCCCGACGAGATCCACAGCCTGGTCGTGCGTCAAATTCTTGAAGGCACCAATGCGGGGGAAACGACCGACCAGATTGCCGCTCGGGTAGACGATGTTTTGACGTATACCGGGAGCGAGAATTGGGATTTTCGAGCCAGGCGGATTGCTCAGACGGAATGCAACAGGCATAGGAATTCGGCCTTACTGGCTCATGGATTGCTTGTTGAACGTCAGGATCATACCCCGATGACCAAGACGTGGGAAACGCAGACTGACGGCAAGGAACGTGTCGAACACAAAGACGCCGACCACCAGGAGCGCCCGCTGTCCCAGCCATACGACGTGGGCGGTTTCCCAATGCTGTTTCCAGGAGATCCGGAAGCGCCAGCGCATCTGGTTGTGCAGTGCCGTTGCAGTCAAACATTAAAGAAGGTCGCGTCATGACTCTAAGTTTCCGTGGACTGTTCGAGCCGCACGAGGTGATGACTGGCGATCGCCGCATGTTCGCGTCATTGGCGTTGACGAACCGTAATCTTCCGCTGCCCCTAATGCTGCGCTCGTCTTCTGGTGGCCACTCTGGCGCAGAGCTTGTCGGCGAGATCACTAAGATCGAAAATGGCCCTAAGGGACGCTGGTATTCGGGCAGATTTTTCGACCCGAAGGTCATTCCTGAGGTAGCTAAAGCCATCTATCTGACCAAGAAGAAGGTAATCGGTCCGAGCGTGGACTTGGACCGGTCTTTTACGGTTGAACCTCGCCCTCATTCTGATGGCCGACCCATGGCCTACTTCACGGCAGGCAATGTTATTGGCGTGACATTGGTCCCTATGCCTGCGTTCGCGGATGTGACTTTCGAAGTCACAACCGAAGACGTTGCCGAAGACATGGAATCTCTTCGCGCTTCCGGCATGGAGGTGACTTGGCAGAGACTTCCCGCCTACAACGTGGATGGGGACCCGTTACCGAGATCGTGGATGCTGTCAGACATAAAGGGCGAGTTCGCGGTTTCGCAGGCCAACTGGGACGGTATTCCGGTGGCTGCCCGAGACTACACGTTTGATGCCGACGATGCGGTCAAGAGGATCGCGCAGTGGTCTGGAGTGGGAACACCGCAGGCTGACACCAACAAGTATGCCTCAATGTTTTTGTGGCGTGGCGGGAACGAAACTGGCGACACTCTCGCGCAAGAAGATTTCCGCATGCCGATTGGTGACATTATCAATGGTCAGCCGCATCTCGTCTTCCACGCCATCTATGCGGCTGCCGCATTGCTGTCAGGTGCGCATGGTGGCCTTCCAAATATCCCTGACGCAGAGAAAGACGCCATCAAAGGCGTTATCAACCAGATCTATCCTCGCATGGCACAGGCTTTCGGGGATGAGACGATGCACAGCCCGTTTGTGGCTGGCGACGGAGGTCAACAGCAAATGAGCCAGCCAGTTGAAGCGTTTGAGTTGAGCACCACGATGGTCCAGGAGTACGGCGAGTTGACCGAGGACACCTTCAATACTGGGGCTACCGAGCCCTACGGAGATGTGGAGTACGCAGATCCGGGCTATCGCGAGGAGAAGAAGCGTTATCCCCTAGATTCTGAGGCTCATTGCCGAGCCGCCTGGGCTTACATCAATATGCCCAAGAATGCTGATCTCTATACTCCTGAGCAGTTGGAACATGTGCGCGGTAAGATCATCGCGGCGCTTAAGAAGTACGGCGTCGACGTCTCCGAGGAGGCTAGTGAAATGAGCGCAGACCTCGGAGCCCTTGGGGATCTCGCTGAATTCGCTGTCAAGTCCGCAGGTACTCAGCGTCCTTCATTGAAAGCTTTCGAGAATCCTTACCTCTCTGTAGCGACTCCTCTTACGGTGACCGATGACGGGCGGGTATTCGGTCACCTAGCGAAGTGGGGCGAGTGTCATGTTGGAATCGGCGACAAATGCGTTCTACTGCCAAAGTCGCGAACTGACTATCAGCTTTTCCGCAACGGAACTGTAAAAACCGCGGAGGGCTCAGACGTTCGAGTTGGCAAGATTACTCTCGGTACAGCGCATGCTCACCCTACGTATGGGATTGTGCCAAGTCGGGAGCATTACGACAATTCGGGCTGGTGTGCAGCAGTCGTGAACGTGGGCGAGGACAGCCACGGCGTATGGGTATCCGGCGTGCTCACCGATCCGAGCAAAGCTGACGAGCTTCGACGCTCACCGCTTTCAGGCGACTGGCGCCGATACAACGGCAACTTGGAGCTAGTAGCCGCCCTTGCGGTCAACAGCAACGGATTCCCGGTTTTCCACATGCAAGAGAGCGAGGAATTCTCGCTGTGTGCCGCCGGAATTGTTGAGCATCCAGCAATGGAAATTCCAGCGGAATTCGCTGACCAGCCACCCCAGTCGCTATACACACTCATCGAATATGATGACGTCGTGGCGGAAGTTACGGCTACCCTGACGGCCTCCAGGGAGCGCACAGACCGCCTAGTGGCGATCCGTCAGACCGCAGACCGTCACCTCCAGGCCCAGCGCGCACGCCGGTTCGCTGCGATCACAGGCGAAGAGATCACTCCAGCCATGCCGCCGGAGAAGATGACGCCAGGAAAGGGCAAGCCGGCGACCACAGGCAAGGACCTGGATGGCGATGGTGTCATTGATCCAGATGCCGACCCGGACACGCCTGGAATTGCCGAAGTGGATGATCCAGGGCGTGAAACACTGATGGCACGCATGCGAAGCGTCCGCTACACAGTGATCGACGAACCAGAAGAAGATGAAGAAGAAGTCCAGCCGGCTTAGTTTTCGTCTCGCAGAAGCTTCAACGGTACAGCTTTAGGAGTTTTGAATGGCCCGCTTCTCGGACGCTTGGAATGAGTTGCTCCACCCACGGGACCGGCTTGGACGGTTTCGTTCCAAGTGGTCCCTGAAGGGTGCCAAGAAAGTTCAGGTCGACTCCATTCTGGATCGCTTCGAGCCAAGAGTGTTCTCTGACCCGAATCGTGCTGCGCGGTACGGAATTGACGAGAGTGCTGGCCAGACTCCAGCCCAGAAGCGGGCCATCAGAGACTATGTCACCCGGAACTTCCGTGCGATCGACGCGGAGCTGGCACAGGGAAAGACTTCGCCAGAAACCGAGGCCATCGACTCGGCAATGAAGCCACTCCGAGACGACCTCCTCCTCACCGTGTCTCTCGGTCCTGAAGCATTCGGCCTAAACCCAAATGACGCACAGGCGGTCGAGGAGCTGACCGGCAAGCTTATCGCGTCCGACACCTACACGCCCACATGGCTATCCGGCGGCACCAACAACGGTGGCATTGTCATGCACATCGTTGCCCCCAGGGGGACTCCGGCGATTTTCCCTGGCGGCGCGGAGGCGACCATCGCGCGGGGACAGCCTTTCCGTGTCACAAAAGTTGAACGCGACAAGGCCACAGGCCGTATGCGGATGTTCGTGGTAGCAGTCCCGAAGAGTGACGAGAAGGCTGAAACCAACCTTCCTGAAGCTGTCCGCCTTGGGCGCGAAGAGGGCAATGTTGAGGCAATGCAGCAGCGTGCCCGATTCCCTGAGCGCGCCGAGGAATTCCCCGTAGAGGACATTCCTGAGCCCCTCCCAGCACCCTCCGGTCCGGCTCCCGAGCGCCTCCCATCAAACCCTCAGGCTGGTGAGATTCAGCCAAAGACTGCACCGTCACCCACGGGTGACACTCCTGGTGGCGTGGAAGAAGACGGACGGCCGAGCTGGACGGTTGGCAATAACCCAATCGAGGTGCAGGCTCCGGGCGGTGGTGCCGGCCTGCGCGTGACGGCCGGGAATAGGGTCATTGTTCCGGACTCTGCCGACTTGGAAGACTTGGCCGTCAATGCTCAGCGTGCTGGCTTGCCTGAGGTTGCCCGCTGGGCGAAAGTGAACCAGAAGCGGCTGAAGGCTAGCGATTCCCCTGCTTCCGCACAGCGTGCGGCAAAGCGCGCGGTTGCCGCACGAGATCTGAAAGCTAATGGCGAGCCGAACGCTCCGCAGCCATCCGCTCCCGAGGCGAATGCTCCTGCGGCGACTCCGCAGCCATCCGCTCCCGAGGCGAATGCTCCTGCGGCGACTCCGCAGCCATCCGCTCCCGAGGCGAATGCTCCTGCGG